TTTGAATATTGAGTAAGAACAGGATTAACACTAATTCTTGCAGCAGAGTTACCAGCTCCAGCGCCAATTGTAGTACCTTTAGTGTAATCAGATCCGTAAACAAATACTTTTAATCCAGTAGCAGCAGTTAAACTTGTACCTTTAACATAGTCAGATCCGTAAACGAATACTTTTAATCCACTAGCAGAGAATCCCTGAGCGGTAAGAGTAGTACCTTTGTAAGTTTGAATAACAAAGTTACCAGTACCACCAACTCCAGGAGTAGTAGCAAGAACAATAGCTTTTGCTTCTAATCCATTTACAGGGTCTAAAACAACTACGGTGTCATTGATAGATACTACATTATAAGCTGTTGCACCACCACCAATAGTAATTGTACTTGGATTAGTTCCAACACCACCACCAATAACTTGAGTACATCCATTATATGCAATGTGTAATCTATTTTGTTCAGACCAGATAACTTGGTCAGAAGTCATAGGCATTTCAGCACCTACCATACGTAAGAATCCAGATAAAGTTCTGTTTCCATAACGCTCTACTTCTGCTTCGTAGATTTCTGGTAAATATTGTTGAGCAAAGTCTGCTCCAGATCCAGTGTTAAACTTCAAATAGTTTGTGTTTAACAATTGTTGAGTTTGAGAAGGTATAATACTTCCAAACTGAGGCGATAATGTTGCCATAATTTTTAGGTTTTAATTTTTAAAATTTTTTTGTTTGTATTTTTAATTTTGATGAATCCAACCCACTAACTGATTTTACTTTAAGTCCATTTACAAATACTTCACCTGCTTGGCGAGGAGCATTCATACTAGGATTTTTAGATGAAGCAATAACGTCTTTCACGGCGTCTGCTTTTCCTTGTTCGTAAAAATGCGCAGCTATTTTGTCAGCATTCATCGCTGAGTACAAAGCCTTATGGTAACCCGGTGTGTCTGTTACATTTCCTTCTTTGTCTAGAAACTTTCCGACGAAGGACTGTATGTTTGATTGGGTTTCCGCTACTTGAGATGGATTTTGCAAACTGTATCTAAATTTTTTTTCACCTAAATTAAATTCAAAACCTTTGAATTCATTATTGAAAAGATTAGTAGTTTGTTTTCTAAACGCCTCTTGTTGTTGAGCCACTTTGTTTTGCTCTTTATTGTGCCTATTAAAAAATTCTAATGCCTTTTGGTATTCATTATTTACCGTAGGGCGAGATTTTATTTCAGCATAATATTTTTGTTTAGTTTCTTCTAAGAATGATCTTGCTTTTGAGACCTCTTCTTTGAAAGCTAATTTTTTTAATCTAATATCTCTTTCATCATCTAGATCTTCATCAAAATAAAATTTATCCTCTAATAGGAAATCAATTTCATCATTATCTAAATGAGGTTTTGTGCTTTTATAATATTCTTTTAATAAAGCATTATTGCTAATACTTGAGTAGTCTGCATTAAGCCTTACATAGTCTTCTACAGTTCCTCCAGTTTCTTCCATAAATGAAACCAGCTTCTCGATGTTTTCCGGTAATGGCTTCCCCGTATTTACCTGCTCATTAACATAATGTTCTAATTCTTGAGTAGCTTCTTTAGTCTCTTCTTTTATTTCTTGTTCGGAGATTTCTTGAATAACATTTTCAAAGGACCCTTCGTTTCCTTGCTCCACTTTTTGCAATTCCACTGCGGGCTGTTCTGTGCGTAACACGCTTTCATTTGTGCTTTGTTCTTGAACGGCATCTTCTTGTTCTTTAGGAATTACTACTTTAATTGGTTCTTCTTGTACCGTAGATAAATCAACTTTAATTGGTTCATCTGTTTTTCCAAGTTTTTTCATTGCAGGTTTTCTACCTTTAACTTTAAACTCTCCTTCTACTTTTTCGTTTTGTGACATGATATAATAATATAAAATTGGTTAATTTTTTTTATTGTGGGTTGAACTGCGATAAATCAAATCCAGTATCATTAGTTTCAAAATCTTTTGGTAATGAATTGTTTTTTCTTTGATTTATTAATTCTGATTGCTGTGTGGCTTGAATTTTTGTTCTATCGTCTTTTCTATTTTCTATTTCTTTTAATTTATTAGCCTCTGTTTGTGCTTTTAATTGTGCTAATTGCATATCGTATTGAAAAGCTTCTGCTAATAATTGTTTTTTAATTTCTGCTTCAGTTTGCATTCTTTGTAATTCAAATTGAGCTTTTGCTTGTTCTAGGTTAACCATAGTTTCCGTTAAAGCTTGTTGCTTTTGAACTTCAAACATTGCTGCTTTTTCTGCACTCTCAGAATTTGCTTGAGCTTGTGCTTGTATATTAGCTAACTGTTGCTGTTGTATTTTTTCTTGCTTACGTGTTCTTTTTAGTTTTAATAACTCGTTTGCAAGTTTTAAATTTTTAATTTGTCTAATATCAATAGCATCTTCTAAATCAATTCCGCCATTCTGTAAAGACACTTGAATATTTTGTTCTAATTGGGCTTTTTCTTCTTCATCTGGCTCAACCTCTAAATAAATACCAAAATCATATAAATTTAAAGTACTTACTTCTTTAAGGGTTTCAACATTGTAAGTAGAGATACTGTTCTTTAATGAATTTTCTGTTAATGGAAATTCTAAACAGTCCGCAATTCTTAATGAGATATTCTCGCATGTTTTAACTGTTAAATATAAACTAGCGTCTTTTATATGTCTTGTTGCAACATTAGAAGCATTTGCGGCTATTTTTTGTAAACCTACTAAAGCATTAGAATCTGGTTTGCTTCCGTCAACCGCTTCATTTAATCCGGTTACATCACGGATCATTTGTAAATAATACTGATAAGTTTGAATTAAACTTTGTATTTTACCTTGCCCACTTGACGTTGCTAGTTCTTGAATAGGTACCTTAGCTCTATTCATATCCCCATCTTGATTTAATGATCTACCAACAATACTACCAGTTTGGAAGTACATATTTAATGCTTCTGCTGGATTATAATTTGTACCATTACCAAGATCAACTTCGGCTAATCCATCAACATCTAAGAATACCCCATCCGGAACTACTCTTGATAATACTTGTTGTAGTTTTAAATGCGTTAATTGAATCATATCCGCAAAAGAAATACATTTGCTTACGATAGAGTCAATTCTTCCTTTATACATTCTAGGAGCAACTATATTATAGTTCATTTGCACCCTTGTAGTATCTGCAGCTGGACGAGTCATATCGTTTGATAATTTCCATTCCAACATCATATCAGTACCAACAATTTTTGCTCCTGTATATAATACTTCTATTGTTCTAGATACTTTTTCAAAGTTATCATTTTTAGGCGGATTAAAAGAACTGTCTTTTTGAATAACTTTCTCTAATCCATTTTCACCATGTTTAATTTTAAATACTTGATCCATGTAAGTCTTATATTCAAAATATAATACTTGCACCGTATTTGTATCGTAATTGCCCCATCCTTGAATGTATTGTCTATTACCAGGCATTTGCTGGATTCTATACAACTCATCTTCAGAAATATGCGGAAATTGTTTTTTTAATTCAGGAATAGTAATTGCTTTTACCTCCCCAACATAATAAATGTCTTCAAAATTAGGATCTTCAGTATACGAATAAACCATATATGCTGGATCCACATAATCAACTACAATACCTTCTGTAGGATTAAACGATGTTTTTACCGCTGCAATACCTATTGTTGTTAAATCGTAGTTTAATCTTTTTCTAGTAAGATCAAATTTATTAGTTTTTAATATTGCGTTTATCGCCTCTTCCTCTGCTATTTCAATTGACTGCTTATAAGACAATTGCATATGGAGTTGTAATTCATCTTTTGTTCTAGGCAAATCTGCTGCAGGAACATTACTTTTAGCAATGCTAATACCTGTAGTTTCCATTGCTTCTTGTATTTGGGGCTGAGCCACCATATCAAAAGCTAATCCAGAAGCATAATCAGTACGCTTTTTTATTGACTCTGGATCTTGCGCAAAAGCGCGCACATCATAAGTCTTTTGAGAAATCCCGTTTGCAACTATATCTACAAACTTTGATAATATAGGTACAGGAGTCCAGTCTAAATTTAAATAAGATAAATCCCCATTTATTGATAATTCATCTTTATATTTTTGAGGTGATTGCTCTCCTCTAGCATATAACCTTAATCTATTAAAGTTATTCCAATTAGTTAAATATCTATTCCCAGAGGTCCTACCGTAATTAAACCATTCTTGTTCTATAGCACGTGATACTTGTAATCCATATTCTTCAGATGCTTTGGTGGCATCATCTACAACTTGACTAGGAAAAGCGCTATTTGTATTTGTGTATATATTCATTTATTCAATAATTTTTGACGTAGTCCCTTTATTATTATATTTTTTAAATCCTAAAGGTATATTTGTTACTTCTTTTTTATATGTAGGTATATACTTATTTTTATTACAAGCCATTATTGCTAACCCTGAACTAATAGAAGCATCATGGTTTGTTCTAGCATTTATATTAAATCTTGCCCAATCTTCTAAAGTTTCCTGGAAGTACATTGTTCCATATCCATATTCAAATAATCCAACGTGATCCTCTATGTAGGTTTCAATAGCGGCCGCATGCGCTTGTATAACATCTTGAGAGGAGTTTGGTATACCTCCTATTTCTCTTTCTGTGGCGGATAATTTACTGTATGTTTTATCGGGTCTATTTATAGAATAATTTCTATACCCTCTTCTTTTTAAATAATATAATAATCTTGGCTTATTATTTTCTGCAAGCATTGGCATTCCGTAAAATACCAAAGCCATTAATACATCTTCAAAAAATATCTCAGCTGTTTGTGGTCTGGATATATATTGTAAAAAAAATGTATTTGACGGAGCATCATCCATTGTGAATTTTGTTAATCCATGTAAAGCTCCTTTAGATCCATTTCCGTCAACGGTGCCGGATATATCGTAACTATCACATCCAAAAGCTCCTATATGTTCATTCCCTGGATACTTGCCTCCATTCTTTAATATTACGTGATTTTGCAAATAATACGGAGGAATCCAAGAAATTAAAAATCTTCCTGTTTTATTAGGATAAAAAACAACTCTTGTATCTTGCACGCCATTTTCCCATTGGAAGTTTCCTCTAGTTAAATTATTAGTATGCCTTAAATCATTATTGTAATCAATCTGTTCATATATTTTTGTAAGATTGAATAATGATTGTTTTGCTTCATCTCTAAATGCATGTTGTTCTGTTCTTGGGAATTGACGGTAATATTCGTTTAATCCGTCAGAGTCTGATTTTAAACCATCAACTTCGTTTTGCCAGTGCTCAATAACACCTATTTCAATTTCGTTTCCGTCGATTCCTTTAACGGGTCTTTCTGGAGTATGGAATACAGGTAAGCCATAAGTATCAATGAATCCCTCGTAGGACCATTCCATAGGTATGAACAAACTATATAATCCTGAGCTAGTCTGTCCATTGGCGTTTCTCTTTGTGACATCTGAATTGTAATAAAGTTTTTTAAAGTTTTCTCCTCCTTTATCTAAAGCATTTGACGTTGATCCCATCATACACTTACCAATAATACGACTACCTAATCTTAAACAAGTTTTAGTAACACGCCAGTTGTTTAATATATTATCAGGCTTAAGCCATTTACCACTTTCATCATGTACAAGAAGTTTTAATTTCTCCCCATCATAAGAGTTGTCTCCTGTATTTTTCCAGTCAATTGTTGTATCAAGACCATCAAGTTCTTCGGGAGTATCGTTGTTATCCAGTTTTCTTCTTGTAAATTTAGAAGCTGGTACCCTGTATGCTAATTCTGTTTTAGGTCTATCCATACCATCTTGGATAGGTTTAAAAAAGAAAGGGTAATTAAGTGAAATTGGGACAACCTTATCGGTAAACATTGTTTTAGCATCTGCTCCTGATTTAGATAATATACCAAACCTTGAGTCGCTTGATATTGTTGCTTGATTAACTAATTCCGCAGATGACATAAATGAAAATCCAGAACGTCTGTTTTTTAAATATGACATGCCGTAGCATCTATGATCCGCTTTACAAGCTTCCCAAAATATGAAGAACAATCTATTTGATTCTCTAAAGTCCGGTGCACCAACGTCTATCTTGCTCCATTGCAAGTACATATAATGTGTACCGGTTATATAAGTTGGTATTCCATTATTATAAAATGAAAATCCATCTTCTCTTCTTCTAAATTCTTCATCAATATAGTCATACCATTTCTCTTTAAATGCATCTGGATATTTATTCCAATCAAATACATTTTTTATTCTAGTGAGTTCTTTAGGTATTTCTAATTGTTCCCAATATTGTAAATCTTTTTTATTGTCTCTTTTATATGAATCTTCTATTAAAGGTAAAGCTATTTTTAAGTTTTGGATTTCATATATTTCGCCAATCTTTCCGGTCTTGCTTATAACAATAACATCATGCTCTTTATTATAACCATATTTCCATTTGTTATTCCTGTTACCAGTTTTTATAACACTTGGTTTTATATAATCCGGTAAAACGCTAAATAAAGTATTAGTATACATTATCTTGATCTCCCTTCCGCAAAACCTTTAAATTGTTTTACCGTTGTTTCTTTTTCGCTTTCCTCTAACATTCTTTCCTCTTCTTCAATCCTACTTAAGATTTCAAAAGCATCAAATATAGCTAGTTTTTTAGTAGCTGCTGCGTTCTTTAATTTATCAGCAGATAAATCATCTTCTCCATTATCAAGGATTGCTTCTTCCGCAACTTTGATTAACTCCAATACTGCTTTGTGACCAGCTTGGACTATATTCCTCTTCGTCTCCTTTATATTCATATTTAATTACAATATCATTAGATTTCATACAATATAATCTCTGGCCGTCTATAATAAATTCAAATTCTCCATTAGGAGTATAACCTACTAAGTCTCCAGGATTGATTTTGAGCTCTTTTAAAGAGTCGTTTCCATATTTTAATATACCAATAAGTCTTTGCTCTTTATCGAGCTTTAAATGGTCTATATTTTTTAATGGTTTAATGAAGCATCTGTCTCCAAATGACTTCCATTCTTTGTCTGTTTTATATAAGTATATTTGATCCAGGTCACAAAAAAATTGATCATCCATAAAATAGGATCTACTATTTTTTTTATTTCCCTTAGTATCATAAAATACTCTAAAAACATTGTGATGTATAATAACAAAGTCTCCTTCTTTTATATCAGTTTTGTAAGCTAAAGGTGTTGAAACAACTTGTGCTAAATTATTAACAGATCTAAAACTTTCGATTTTAGTATTTAATATTAAATTTTTACCTTCAATATTTACTTCGTTATCGTATCTATCACCTACTGGTTTTACAATAAAGCTGAATACGCTACGCATAGTTATTTATTTAATATTCTAGGTCGTATTCAACAGAGATAGCCATGTTAGAAT